TTACCCGTTTATTTCTGTGATGATGTAGAAGTCATGTGATGCACTAAATACGTTATGGCCCAAAATTCAATTGCAAGCGAACTCAACAATCTCCTAATCACCCATGATTTTGACGTTGACGCACTCAGTACCAAGACCGGAAAATCCGCTGTAAACGAGCGTGGAGTTCCTGATGTGTCCGAAGCAGACATGTTTAGTTTTGATTGGGTTGGACCCACTGGTAAAAACTACGGAACTATGGTTATACTATTGACCCCAAACTCTGGTTTTGAGGTATACTTTGGTGACAACTTGGGTCGCACCATGGACCCAGAAGATAAAAAAGCCTGGTATGGCGAGGGTGATCCTGATCATGGCGGATCCACTGGATTCTTGGTACAACTAAAAAACTTTGCTATTCGTGCTAATAAACTACGCGGCGATGGATTTAGCTTGGACAACATCAGCAGACTCAAGTATGCCATTGCCGGTCAAGCAGCACTCACAGAGAGTTTCTATGGCACACGCAAGGTGAGTTATTCAGGTGAGCCTACCGATGCTAGACTCATGATCAAGCATTCCAAGCCCATAACCGAAGGTGACAAGCGTTATCGTTATGTGGAAAGTTTGTTTATTGAAACTGCCGAAGGTGAACGTTTCCGTTTACCATTCCGTAAACTGGCCGGCGGCCGAGCCATGGTAGAACATGTGCGCCAAGGTGGCAATCCCTATGACATGCGTGGACAACACATTTCAGAAACAGTAAGCCAACTGAACACTCTAAGCCAGTTCCGCAGAGCACAGCAAGGTCGTGTGTACGAAGGATCTGCTGCTAGTTTAGTAACAGAAACTGATCAATACTATCAGCGACTGAATCACAATCTAAAACACATGGCCAACAGCCGTGGATATCAACGGTATTTTGAATCATGGCAACCAGCAGAGATTAGTGATTCAGATATGGTAGTAGAAGATCTGCGCAGTATGTTTATTGAAACACGCATTGATCCACGAATAGAACAAGCATTGCCCATGTTGGCAAGAATCCAAAAGGAAGTGCAGGCCATGAAAGAAGCTGAAATATTTGAATCTTGGGCAAGCAAATTAATAGAAGGAACGTGGGCAGTACCCGACACTCCTGAACAAATTGATGACCTCAAAATGTGGATGAGTCAACCGCGACCGCTGGGTGCTGATGCGGACGATGTAACAGAAGTGTTATACAAGTTGATTGGCGATGATGCATTATTTGATCAACTTCAAGCCATGGCTGAAGAAGATCCAGAAGCAGATGCTGTGCCTATTGTTCAGGCCTGGATAGACCGTAACATAGACCACATACCAGAACTTGCCGAACTGTCCAGTGAACTAAAACAACCAGCTGAGCCAGTGGCTGCACCAGCGCCAGTGCAGGAACCAGTTCCAGCAGAAGCACCACCCCCAGATCAAGTGGCACCTGTAGCACCTGTAGCAGAAGGTGAAGATGATTTAGTAGATATTGAACCAGCACTACATGGTTTAACAAGTGAATTTGATAAGTTTCTGAAACACGGCGATCGTATGGAAAGAGATCCTGCTTATGGTAACAAGTGGAGAAAACACTACGCAAAAATAGCTGCCAAGGAAAGAAGTCGGCTCGGCGGCAATCACCCGGATCATGAAGTTTATCCAGATCCTGACATAGACGAAGGTGACAACATAGCTACCTTTGAAGATACCGTGAGTCCTCGGTTTGCAGGGTTGCAACAGACACAGCATGATGATGGTAGCAAAACTACAGATTATTCAATGGGCCCTTTACAGTCTACTCAGAAAGTAGATGCACAAGGTCGTCCACTCAAAACCACAGTAAACTACGACATGGGTGTTGGTAAGGTTGGTCGGGAGCAAGATCATGTGAGTGGAATTCAAACCACAACAGCAACTCCTGCAGATCCCAATGCAGACCCTAATACACTAATGCCCACTAGTGCAATTGCTGCTGCAAGAGGTGTTGATCCAAATAAATTTGCAGATTTTCAAGCACAGCAACAACCTGTAAAAGAATGCAACTACACCATGGAGAATCATTACTGTCCAGTGCATGGTCTGGCAGAATGCTCCGACGGCATCTACGAAACACAATTGGCAAGAATAAAATTGTTGAGTTTGCTCAAATGACATAAATAACATTGACACAGAGACAGAAAGCGCATATACTACACTGTGTTTGCGCTTTTTCATTTGTGGCACAGGCAACACAATCTAAATCATTAGATAGGCATTTTACATAGGCATTTACAGGAGAAACACTATGGCAACTTTATCAGAAATTCGAGCACGACTACAGGCAGCAGAAAACAAAAGCAAAACATCCACAGGTGGAGGCGATAACTCAATCTACCCACACTGGAACATAGATGAAGGACAAGCCGCAACCTTCCGATTCTTACCGGATGGCAACCCCAAAAACACATTCTTCTGGACCGAACGAGCCATGATCCGACTGCCATTCAACGGCGTCAAAGGAGAGATGGAATCCAAACAAGTCATGGTACAAGTACCATGTATGGAAATGTATGGCGAAACTTGCCCAATCCTTACTGAGGTACGCCCTTGGTTCAAGGACAAGAGTCTTGAAGACATGGGTCGCAAATATTGGAAAAAACGCAGCTACATCTATCAAGGTTTTGTGCGTGACAATCCTCTCACAGACGACAAAACTCCGGACAATCCCATCCGCAAGTTTGTGATTGGACCTCAGATCTTTGCAATCATCAAAGGTGCATTGATGGATCCAGAATTGGAAAACTTGCCAACTGATTATGCAGCTGGACTGGACTTCCGTATTGCCAAGACTCAGAAGGGCGGCTTTGCGGATTACAACACCTCAAAGTGGGCACGTAAAGAGTCAGCACTTACCGAAGCTGAACAAGCAGCAATTGAAAAATATGGCTTGTTTGATCTCAGCACATTCTTGCCCAAGAAGCCCACAGCAGTAGAGCTCAACGTGATCAAAGAAATGTTTGAAGCCAGTGTAGATGGCCAACCATTTGATTCTGAACGTTGGGGACAATACTACCGTCCGGCTGGAATGAGTGCTCCGGTCGGAACAGCAGCGGCAGCAGATGTGGATGAAGACACACCAGTTGCAAAGCCTGCGGCAAAAGCAGCACCTGTTGATGCATTTGATGACGAGGATACTCCTGTGGCAACTGCACCAGTGGCCAAGCCAGCAGAAGGCAACAAAAAAGCCGAAGACATTTTGGCCATGATCCGCGCTCGCCAAAAGCAATAAGCAACCACACCACATCACACAGAGGGCAATGCTCTCTGTGTTTTTTACATTTTAAGGTGATATATGGGTAAACCATTTGACGTTTCTCGATTCCGCAAGGAAATTACCAAGTCAATCGAAGGATTGAGCATTGGATTCAACGACCCTACTGACTGGGTATCAACAGGCAATTTTGCCCTGAATTATCTAATCTCCGGAGACTTCAATAGAGGTATTCCGCTGGGCAAGGTCACAGTGTTTGCCGGTGAATCGGGTGCAGGTAAAAGTTATATCTGCTCTGGCAACATCATCAAGAACGCACAAGCACAAGGTATCTATGTGGTGTTAGTGGACAGTGAAAACGCATTGGACGAAGATTGGCTCAAAGCACTGGGCGTGGATACCAGTGATAGCAAATTGCTCAAACTGAGCATGGCCATGATTGATGATGTGGCCAAAACAATCTCTACATTCATGAGCGACTACAAGGCTCTGCCAGAAAATGATCGCCCTAAAGTAATGTTTGTGATTGATTCACTAGGCATGTTGCTAACCCCCACAGACGTGAATCAGTTTGAAGCCGGCGACATGAAAGGTGATATGGGTCGTAAACCCAAGGCACTCACTAGCTTGGTGCGCAACTGTGTGAACATGTTTGGTTCATACAATGTGGGGCTGGTGTGTACCAATCACACATACGCAAGCCAAGATATGTTTGATCCGGATGATAAAATATCCGGCGGCCAAGGTTTTATCTATGCCAGTTCAATTGTGGTGGCCATGAAGAAACTCAAATT